CAGGGCTAGTCACCGGCTTGACTAAGTCATCGCCATTGATAAGGAGGCGATCGAAGTCGGTAATGGCTTCTCTATGAAGCCAGCGGGGGAGAGAGAGGACCTGCGGACGCAGGTCATGGAATGTGGCGGCACAGAAATTCAGTATGCACAGGGGTCCAAAGGACAAAAAGGACCCCATAAGTTGCCCGCATGACTGAATTAACGGCGGCACAGGTTTTCGGCCACGGAGACCCTTTCTTAGGGTAGCTCGGGTGGTGGCCAAAAAGGCTTGCTCAAGAGTCTCAGGATCGTCAATCCCAAGACGAGAGAGTGCAACGGAAATCACTATTTCAGTGAGTCTTCCGTCAAAATGATCAGTGGCAGATTCAAGATCTCCGGAGAGGTAACTTTCTTCCTCTCTTAGGTCCATGCCCTGTTGGTTGAGCACATCAGAGACCTCTTTTCCAAAGAGTGACCACGCGCATCTTCGGATGCAATGGGCCATGTACTTGTTTACTGGCCCAAAATATTGGTGAGAAGCACCACTTTTGGTGATGACCCGTATCTTCCCACCAGCTATGATCGCTACGGGTTTAGCAGTGACCTCATCTTTGTTCAGAGGTTCGACCTGCTTATTGTGCGCTTTTGCTAGATAATAGGCGGAGCGCACGCCACCCTCTCTTCTTGATGCCTCAAGGCAGCCGACATCCTTAGTTCGCACATAGGATTCGTCCCAGACCTTGAAAGAAGAGGGAAAAAAGACCGCCTCGGAAACCGTCCGAACCCACGAGGCCATGTCATTGTCAAGGGTTTTCATATCTTGAGTTACACGCTCGAAGAAGCCGCCCAAGGCTTCTGTCTTCTTCGCGACAGTGTGATTGAGGAAAGCTTTTCTCCCAAGGTACAGGGAGAAAATTCGAGAGGGATCCGAAACCTCACCATTCCACACGAAGTCCATCGTTCCGGCCTTATCAAGGCTGCCGAAAGATGACTCCATGACCTGATCTACCTTCTTTTTCGAGAAGGATTGCCCATCAGGCTTATGACCAAGAATGGTTTGGTAGATTGTCCAGCGACTTAAATTGATGTCGCTCATGGACCCTTCTACTTTCTCGAGAAGTGCTTGTAACCGCACTTGCTCGCGAAGATCTTTGCATGACTTAAGATCTTCATCAATCTCGTTCTGACGTGCGCATAGCTTGTCAAACTCAAGATTCAAGGTTCCCCATGTTCTGAAATCCGAGGTGGGGGAAGGCTTATAACGCCTCGGAAGTGAACGGATGACCCGCCGCTCAGGGTCCACTGCTTTCGAAAGGGCACCGGTAAATGACCTGCCAACCAGGTCTTGCTTTGCCGAGCGCAGTGTAAGAGTTTTTCGTCCATAGCGTGCGACAATCCAAGCATTGTACTCGCTAAGCGAATTGGGTACAATCAAGGTACTTGACCAGCGGACGAATTTGGGTTTTTCTCTTGGACGCGGAGAAAGCCCACAAAAGACGCAGGGATAACCACTGTGCTCGTGGTCATCCGACGGCTC